CCGCGACGCAACTCGCCGAGCTGCCGCGGCTCAAGTCCGCGCCGACGGCGAACGAAGAACTGCAGGCGTTTACCAAGATTCTATCGCATCTGTCGCTGCAGAAAAAGACAAGGAAGGCACAACACACCAGCTTGCCCGAGGGCTTTCCTGCAATCTAGCACGCACACATGGCGCGCACATGGGACTCTCTTTTTTTCTCGCAAGTCAGTAGCGAAAGTCGAGACTTGATAAAAAGGATGGATGAACCCCGCCCTTCTTCCGCGGACCTAGACGCGGATATTCCTGAGCCGACTTCAGCGATGGAGGACGTGGCCGCCCCCGCCGCCGCCGCGCCGTCCGTCACCGAGAACATTAGCAGCAAGGCCTCCGCGGTCAAAGAGCAGGTATCAGAGAAAATGGAGGAAGCCGCCGATGCAGTGAAATCCACCATGAAGAGCTACGGCATCGACAAGGAGCGCGTGATTTCGATTCTGCTCGGAACGCTGGTGGTGATTGTCGCCGCCGGCATCATCGGTGTGCTTCTGTGGACCACGATGAAGCGCGGCGCACTGAAGACCACGGCATACCTCCTAGAGGAAAGCAAAACGCCACTTGTCGGCACCGAGTACAAGAAGCTGTCGGGTGCGCCGATTCCTCGCGCCTTCAACGGCATGCGCATGACGATGTCCTTCTGGATTTACATCCACGACATCCAGCGCTACACGGGCGTCTATCGCCACGTCCTTCACCGTGGCGACAAGGGCGTGACGGGGGCGTCGCCGCTGGTCTTCCTAGACAAGAACACCAACAAGCTGCACATCCGCTTCGACAAGATCAATGCGGCGACCACGATGACGATGGAGGCGCCCTTTGACAACAAACTCACAAACGTGCAATTGAAGCTGGATGCGAACAACGCAACCACAGCTTTCACCGGCACGATTGAAGAGGCCGACAAGGCGTTGGACCTGGACATTGCCACGCATGGCATCACCATTGATTACATCCCGTTGCAGCGCTGGGTGCACGTGGCGGTGGTCGTAAACGAAGAAGTCAACGGCGGTGTCATCTCTGCTTACCTGGACGGCGAGCTGGTCAAGAACGATGTCAGCAACCAGAAGGTCGTCCGAACGACAAAAGTGAAGTGGTTAAATAATGATCCGAATGGTAACCCGCATGACACGACCGTCACCACGTTCCGCAACCTTCGTGACCTCTACCTGGACAAGCCCGGTGACGTGTACACGGGCGGCAGCGCCGTCGACGAAGTTGGCCCCGGCTTCTCGGGCCTGCTGTCGCGCATTGCCTTCTACAACCACGACCTGAACGCCAAGGACATCTACAACATCTACCAGGATGGCCCGATCGACAACCTCGCGGCTAAGATGGGCCTGCCGGCGTACGGCGTGCGCTCGCCGGTCTACCGCCTGTAAGCACTCGGCACTCGGCACTCAGCCATGCGTTCGGTCATCCCGCAGCAGGCGCTCCAGCTGGTGGTTCAACAGGGAGCGGTTCGGCGGCTCCGTTGTGATGTACGTGTACGCGCCCAGCTGCCACTCCGGTGGCTCCGATATGGCAGAGCGCGTGATGTCGTGCACGAGGAGCAGGTCGAGGTAGTTGAGAAGGCACAGCCGCTGGATATCATCCAGTGGCTGCTTCCACAGGTTCAGCGCAGTCATGGACTGCCCCCAAGTGTACGTCTCGATCGCCATTTCGCAGCCGCGCAGCACACCGTCGACGACGCGACCGCTTGACTGGTATTCTTCGAAGGCGACCTTCATCCGCTCTGCGTGCGCCAGGTGGCGGAAGCCGACGATGCAGCTCTTGGTCACCAACGTTGGCGGCGGCTGCGGCGTTTGCCGAGCGCGTGCGCGCCGCGCGGCGCGGCCGTCGGGCTGCTCCAACGGGACTTCCCGATGCACGCAATACAGGGACTTGCGCGACCGAAGAAGGTAAATCGTATCTTTTGAGCTATGCTGGGGAATCGGACCCAACATCTTGAACCGAATCATTTTGCTGGTTGTTAACCCACAGTAATAATAACCAGAGCACTCGAGCGGCGGGAAGAACTCTCACGCCGCTGCCGCCTAGTATGGGCGCCCTTTTTTGTAACACTTTACTAGAGGTTCATCTTATATCAAAGTGATTGAAGAGGTGGGCGATGCACGCGTTCCTTCAGGTTCTGCTTGCACTCATCCTCGTGGCGGCGCTCTTCTTGCTCGCCTTCTTCATCTACAATCGCGACGCGCTCCAGGCTGCGAAGACCAACCGCAACCCGCGCGTGAAGACGGCCATCTTCAAAGGCATCAAGGACCTCAATGCGAGTGGAAACGAAATGTACAACACCTCCGACCCGCAGCACCCGACTTACCGCGCCATGCCGCCGGCCATGAACCAGGGGGGGGGCGCGGAGTTCACCTACAACTTCTGGCTACAGAAGCTCGAGGGCGGAAACTCCGGCTATCAGGGCCTGACGACCGTGCACGATTACATCGATGACGACGATCTCATCCTGCTTCTGCGCGGGTCTGATAAGGAGATGACCACGATAAAGAATGTCTGCGGCGAATCTGTGTGTCCTTCTGCAAATGAATGCAAGAAGAACTACTTGCTGAAGTGCCCTCTGATCAAGCTGCAGGGCATCAACCACCAGTACCTTGTGGTCGAGTTCAACACCGTCGCGAGCCCGCTGGCCGTGAAAGAGGGCGTCGACGTCAATTGCACAACGCAGGGCGAATGGATCTCCGTCAACAAGTACAAGATCGCCCTGGATGGGCTGAACGACGCCAACTTCAACTCGAAGTGGTTCATGGTCACGGTCGTCATCGCCGATACGGACCCGAGCGGCATTCTGCCCGTTCGCAACAAGGTCCGCGTGCGCATTTATGTCAACGGCGTCCTGGAGCTGGAGCAATACGCAGACAGCAAGCGGGGCGGCTATGACGCCAACCTGTCCCCTAGCGTCCTCCTGCAAAATCAAGGGCCGCTGTACGTCGGCAAGAGGAAGATGCCGGATACCGGCGAATCGAGGTTCCCGGAAAACTTCTACATGGCGGACCTCACGTACATGAACTATGCCGCGTCGCCCGACGAAATCAAGGCGCTGTTCAACGCTGGCTTCGACAAATCGGTGGCCCCGAGCGTCACGCAGTCCAGCTTGAACGAGTTCAAGTACAAGGAGTCTGCGCAAAACATGAGCCAAGCCCGCGGCGAGCCGCAGCTGTTTCCTATTTGAGGCGGGCTGCGGGCGGCGCGCGGCGCGCGGCGCTAGCCTTTCTTTTACTTCCTCTCCATCCAATTAGAGGGCAAGTGTTGCCAGAAATAGCAAGAGTATCAGCGTAACCATGGGTGGCGGCGAAATGCAACTCATCGCACCGGCGTCCTCCGCTGAGGCGGCGCAGATGGAGTTCATCGTCGGCGCGCCGAAGATGTCGTTCTTCAAGAACGCATTCAAGACGCACCGCAACTTCGCAATGGAGAGCATTCGCGAGAGCTTCCAGAGCAAGCCGGTGCTTGGAAACTCCCGCAATCGGTTCACGTGCACGTTCAGCGGCCGCCGTGCCGATGCGCTCAAGGAGGTTTACATCAGCTTCAAGCTGCCGGACATCTACAGCAACGACCAACTGCGATTCCGTTGGATCGATAACATCGCCAATCACATGATTTACCGGGCGTCCATCGTGTTGGACAACGGCCGCAGCATCGACGACTTGTACGGCGAGTACATCGACGTCTGGAACGCGATGTCCATGAGCAGCGGCCGCCAGTCGGTGTACAACCGCATGGCCGGAAATGACCCGGCGCTCTTCTCGCCTGCCCGAAAGCGGCAGCGCGTGCGCATGCGCAACAACATGCTCGAATATCAGAGTTATCCGGGTTCCACCATCGAGAGCGGAGTCCCCAGCATTCCGGGGCGGCGCTACTACATGCCGCTGCCCTTCTGGTTCACGCGCAACTCGAGCCTGGTGCTGCCGCTCTGCGCGCTCAAGCTGCAGACGGTGAGCATCCATGTTGAGTGCCGCTCCGTTGACGAGTTGTTCCAGGTGTATGACCCGATCGCCATGGAATACGTGAGCCCAAACACGTATAATGAACGATTCGGCACAAACATCTCCATCGCCGATTTCGTTGCGGATGGCTCCAACACCATTGATCTGGACGCCTTCCTCGAGTGCCAGTACATTTACCTGGACCGCGAAGAACGCATGGAGATGACGCTCTCTCACCACAAGCTGCTGGTGGAGCAGGTGTTCCGTTTCGAGCAAACAGGCGTCACCAACTCGGCGGTCATCAATCTGCAGTTGAACAACCCGGTGAAGGAGTTCATTTGGTTTACGCGGAGGTCGGATGCTCATAAACGAAACGAGTGGTCCACCTTTGTCGAGCGCGACGGCAGCCGCATCCTGCGGTCCGGGAAGATCGTGTGGAACAAGAACTACGAGCGCATCGAAGAGAAGCCGGCCGAGTTCTTCGAATATTTGCAGCCGTACCAGCACCACTCGGGCGCGGGCCGCCCCGGCATTTACAGCTACTCGTTCGCGCTATTCCCCGAGAAGCAGAACCCGAGCGGAGTGTACAACACGGGCATCATCACGGCGAACCAGCTGGTGGTCAATGTGAACCCGCCGGCGCCGGAATCGGGCGTGGAGTACGACGTCGTCGTGTACGCGCTGGCGTACAACATTTTCGAGGCCATGTCCGGCATCGGCCACCTGAAGTTCACACCGTAGGGGTGCCGGCGCCGGCGCGCTTTCGTATTTTTATTGCTTCGTTCGATTAGTGACATGATGAAGCTCGCGTATCTTCTGCTGTTTGCTTTGCTGGCGTACATCACGTCGCGAATGGCAGCGGCGTACACAGACATGTCGAAGGAACTGAGGGAGCTGCGCGTTCGTTGCATGAGGTCGGGGGGCACGGGCACAGAGGCCGACACAGAGCGCACGGGTTCGGTGGCCTCAGCGGCGGCCCGGGATACGCTTTCCGTATCCGGTGAGCTCACCAAAGCATCGGCGGTGTTGCAATCGCTGGCAAACCGATTCGCAAGCGATTAAAACAGATAGTTGTAACTAGACCAGCCAGCAGGCGCCACCTGGCCGAGGCGAAGAATGAAGCTTCAGGTACAAGATGATGAATCCGGAGACATATTAGAGTTCGGCATGGAACTAGAGCGAGATGATGAATTCAACACGACACACATCTACATTGTGGAACCTCGAAAGACGGCTTATGCATGCGTACACTTGGTTGTTGATGACGATGAGGATGAAGCTGTCTTAAGTGGGCTCCAATACGGCAACAGATGCTCTACAAATCGCGAAATGCGTCCACACAAGGATACCCTATTGATGCTCAAAGCAGGGTTGATGTATTTATTTCGCACGTTTCCGCTTGTAAAGCGCGTTTCACTCACCGATAAAGCATCCATCGCTACCCCTGCAAAAGTAATGCTGACCGCTAAGCGTTTGTTGCAGGGTCGAGAAGGATGGTACGAAGAGCACTTTGGTGCGGTTCCAGATCCGTCTAGCAAAGCAACTATGGCCGTTTTGAAAGCTCTGGCAAACCCTGTGGCACAATCTCGAATCCAGGAGTATCTACCGATAACAACGCAACGCGCGTGGGGAACCCCTGATGACATCATCGATTATGCATATCGCATCGCCAAGCTTGAAACGAATGCAATTCTCGGAACATCTTGGTGCATCCATCGAGACCAAATGAAGACGTACGAGAAATCTATTTCCATACACATTTTGCAAAGCGGAGGCGCTTCCCTCAAATCGTGCAAGCACCGTCTTAGGCGCGCAACCTGTCGCAAGTCTCTTCTTCTGTTGGGTGCCTATCATCGACGTATCAATAACCACTTACAAATACCTAAAGACGTGCAGCAATACAAAGCTTAAGCATTCGCGCTGCGCGAGGGTTGGGTCATGCCTCCTTCAAAAAATGCTGGAACGGTGACCACGACCGCGACGACCGCTAAACGAACGCGCAGCAAGAAATCAGCGGCAGCGTCGGTACCAACAGAACCGACGGACCCAACGCACCCAACGGAACATACAGCGGCAAGTGCAAACCAGGACGGCATCGGCGTGGCTGTGGCCGAACCACCAACTGCGAATGCTGCGAATGCTGCGAACGCAAATGCGTGTGGTGATGCTGGTGCGAATGAGCCAGCCAGTCACATCATTCTTCAACTGCCGATTCCGTCGGAACGCGTGCAGAGCATCGTGAACGGTGCTGGCGATGCGCGGGTGGATGTGCCGTCGCCGTACACACCCGGCCACAGCTGGACGATGAGCTGCCTCGAATATGACACGCCCCCGAATGCAACCGCCGACCAAATGGTATGTTATCACTGCTGTCACTCTGTCACTACGAAGCTATTCGGAATGCCAGTTGACTTTGACCCCGTTCATCATCTATTTCATGTATACGGGCACTTCTGCTCGCTGAACTGCGCCGCCGCGTTCAACATGTCGACGCACATGGGCAGCGACCGCATGTGGGACATCCACAGCTGGATTCAAATGATGGCGCAGGTGTATCAAGTTCCTCTTCCGGTGCGGCCAGCGCCATCGCGATACGTGCTCAAGATGTTTGGCGGGCCGCTGTCCATCGAAGAGTTCCGCGCATCGCATCAATCGTTGGCTCGCACGGTCGTACTCAACGTGCCGCCGCTGGTGAGTGTGCAGCCGCAGGTTGAATGGGTCAACACGTCGTTCTTGGCAAGCTCGACATCCGCGCCGATTGCCGCCACTGCCGCAACTGCCGCAACTGCCGCCGCGGGCGCTGCTATCGGTGGCGGAGCGGCAGGGAACGGCCACGGAGTTGCCGACGACGCCGATCGCCCCTTGACGGCACCGACCGTTGACGGTGCGCAGAGCGCAGCGAACTTCCCGAAGCTGTCGCGGCGGCGCGCGGTTGTTGACAGCAAGCGCACGCTCGAGTCTAAGATGAATCTCACGGTAAGTGTCGCATCATAATGGGGCCCGGCCCAAAAATCACAAAATGTCCTTTTGCTCAGCACTTAAAGAAAAATCGACTTGCTTTAAATGCCTCTTGACCCTCGCCGCCCTTGCTGCTCTTGCTGCCGCTACTGTCGCTGCCACGATGGAACGCCCGACGCCGTATCGCGTCTCGACGATCACCTGCAATGGTGACATCGGGACGCCTGTTCAGCTGCGTGCGTTCTACGAGCACGTGAGGATTGTCCCGCGCGGTTCGGGCGGTGGGTGGATCTTCGTCGAGCATAGTCTGGCCGAATCCCGGGGGATGGACCCCAACCAGAAGCGCCGCGAGAACACGAACCGGAAGAACTTCGTGAACCAAGTCACCGTCATCTATGATTTCGGTGGCAACTACATGCCGAACATCAAGCTGTTCAAGAATGGCAACGTCCACATGACGGGCATCCGCTCGCTTGCGGACGGCCAGCGCATCGTCGAACTGCTCGCCGACGAAGTGCGTCGCATCGTGGACGAGTGCGACCCCACGGTCGCGGAGGTCGACAAGGTGCGTGCCGGAGAGTTCAAGTGCCGCATGATTAACTGCGACTTCACCGCGCCGTTCCGCATTCGGCGCAAGGACCTCCACAACATGCTCATCGCGCCGCCGTACAACAACGTCAGCAACTTCCAGCCCGGCACGTATCCGGGCGTCAAGATTCACTACTTCTGGAATGCCATCAACGCACACGAGCGTCACGGGCGCTGCTGCTGCATGCAGCGCGGCGCCGATGGCATGTGCCTCGGCAAGGGGAGCGGCGATGGCGTCGGCGCCTGCAAGAAGGTGACCATCGCAGTGTTCGAGAGCGGCAAGGTGCTCATCACCGGCGCGACGAGCATTGAGCAGGTGGATGCGGCCTACGAGTTCATCTGCGCGACGCTGATGCAACAGGCGGCGCGCCTTCAAAAAGTACTGCAGGAGCCGACGGCGACCGGGGCGGTGAGCGCGGTGGGCGCGGTGAGCGTGAAGTAGGGGCTACCGGAAAGTGCACTTCATGTTGGTGTAACGAAGCTCGTCATACATGCGCTGATACGGAATGTTTTGCTGTTCGCTGTTGCCAGGGCGTGTGTAGCTCGGGGCGTGGCCACGGGCCAACTCAAAGTGCGGTGCCATGTAATCTGCCGGCTCTGGACGGATCGCTACGTTGCCCCAGGGTGCACCCGGTTGCGCTGGAGCGCCCACGTAGAGGCCGCCGTTGACGCGGGGCGGGGGAACGGGGACAGGACTGGAGTAGTCGATCTCGGCGTAGGGGAACATGGCGGCCGAGCCTAGGCTTCTTATTTTTTACGTAGGGTTAAAAATCAACAGTAAGAGAAAGTGTCGCACATTAGAGTAGTGAAGGGGCGGTACATTGGCACACATCATCATGCAGTTCTTCTACAACATCCTGGCGGTCATCATCATGCTTTCCGCGGTGTCGCTGCTGTTCCTGGTGGTCTGCCGGGACGCAAAGCACTTCACCGGGATTTCTCCAGCCAGCGATGCCCGCCTCGGCCACGCCTTCCTCAACCGCCTCTATTTCGTGGTCAGCACGTTCAGCACCATCGGCTATGGCGATGTCGTGCCCGTTTCCATGCGCGGCCGTATGCTGACGGTGGCCATCATCGTCATCGTCTTCACAGTGGTCGCGAAGGCATTCGCCAATTACATCGATGTGTACAACAAAAACGTGAAGGTGTATCTCGATAGCGCGGTGAATCGAGTGATCCCCAAGTCCGATAAGCAAGACCAAAAGGACAATTTCCGGATCTAGCTTGGGTGCGATGAGGTAAACTATTTAAGCTGGGCTAGGTATAGTGCGTGAAGAACGATGTCGAAGCGCCCCAACGAACCCATCACCGACCTGCCTGGCGACGAACTTTTCGCCATTGTGCAGGAGATCCAGAGCTCGCCCCTATCGACGAAGAACCGGCAGTTCACGTTCGAACGGAAATATGCTGCGTTCGCCGAGCGCTACCCCAAACTATTTCAGGGAGCCTGCGCTGGCCAAATGGATCTCCAGCAGTTTCGGGAGATGCTCCGACTTCGCAACCGCGTGCAGTCCAACAAAATGAGCCTGTATGACGCAAGCGCGATTGTTGGCCAGAAACTGTACGATTGTTACGTCAAGCCCATGATCGATCGCAGCCCACCGCCCCAGAACGACGACGATGCATCCCAGCCGTGAAAGGCTCTGCACTCGCCCCTTTCTTTTACACGTTATGCGGACAAACACGCCCACATACACTCACACACACGCACACACACGCACACACGCACACACTTCAGTCGCTCAGTAGTTCAAGCTGAACGGAAGGAGGCTGATACCGTCCTGTTCCGCCCGGCGCACGAGGTCCTCCACACGGTTGTCCGGCACGTCCACCGAGAAGAACGCCAGCTCCATCGGGCGCAGCAGCTGCTGGACAATCGACTGGTTCTGAAGGTGCATAAGCATGTTGAAACCGGGCACCAGGGGCACCTGCGGCTGGAGGGCCCCGCGGGCGCTGATCGCCAGCTGGCGCTCGCCGAGCGAAGCCTTCAGCGCCTCCATGCGCCCCCAGCTCTCGAAGAGCACGTCCATGTCGCTCTCGCAGACGACATCCTTGTAGTCGAAGGCGAAATAGCAGCCCGAGTGCTCCGCGAGCGCGTACACGAAGGCGCTGCCGAAAAGGTTACCCGCGTACCGCGGGTGGGTAGTGGGCACCTGGATCGCCTCGGCGCTCGCGTCTTCGTCCGCGCCCTCGTCCGCGCTCGCGCCCGCACACACAGCATACAAAGTCACGGAGCCGTTCGTAGTAGCCCAGGCGCGGACGACCCGATAGAGTGCACGCTTGTCGGGGGCGAGACCGAGCAGACGCGCGACCGCCGCGTGATCCAGCAGCTGCAGGTACTCGTCGCGCGCCGACCCCCCGTGCTCCGGGTAGAAGCGAACAGCAATTTTGTGGTTCATTTCTGGGTTACATGAAGTGTAGCTGTGAGGCACTCGGGGTGAGTTGAGTACGGGCCAGCCAGATCACTGTACCCTCGCGTGGTAGGCTTAGGCTTCACAACAAAAACTGCCCATCTGTCAGGGAACTTGATAAACAAAATGAACGTAGTCGAGCAGGTCTATTTATCAAACAACAGTGCGCCTACGCGGAGGATGCCGGATCAACAGTTGGCCGATATCGACTTCTGGGCCAGGCAGCGACTCATCGTCAATGTCCTAGAAATCGGCTTTAATGCTGGGCAATTCGCACAACGTTTTCTTGCAGCAAACAAACACGCGAGGGTTACAAGCTTTGGTACCGAAAATGCACCTAACGTGGCAGCACATCGGCGCCTTGGTAATAGACACACGATGGTCATCGGCGATCCCGCGACCAGTGTGCATCATAGCGCTCATTCAAAAAGACGTACTCGGTTCGACCTTATCTTCATCAATATTGATAACTATAACGCGGTCATCGCCACCATTATGAATTGCACCAAGCTTGCTCACAGAAACACGGTCATCATCTTGAACGATGTCGTTACTGGAAGCCCGAATGGCCCTACCCGTGCATGGAAGAAAATGGTAGATGATAAGGTCTTGGTAAAATACGGTACAAAGCAGTATGGAAAAGATTACGGCATGGCCATCGGTCGCTTCGAGTTGTGCGCCGTTGAGCCGGAGAACCGAATCTGTCAACAGATCAAGACGCAGTAGCGTTGAAGACCGCACCTGAGGCATTTTGTTTTCCATACTTTCACCAGATAAGGCGTCTGGCAAGGCGACTGGCAAGGCGACTGGCAAGGCGCTGGCTGGCTGGTATCACAATGATGTGGTTCGGTTTTACGCTTGCAGCGACCGTGCTTTCGACCGCCGGTCAACTCCTTGTCAAAGGTTCGTCGGGGTCGCCTCTGCTGTTGGCATGCATTCTCGGTATGACCACTGGCACACTTGGGCTGATTGGGACTCTCATGAACGCCAAAGAAGCGAGGACCATCGCGCCCCGCTCGGCCGGCGCCGTCGTGTTGGCGGGCGCCATCTTCTTTGCCGCGAACGTCCTATGGCTGCACGCGATTCAGCGCACCCCCAACCTGTCGCTCGTGCGCGGCATCATGGCCGGTGGCGAAATCGTCATCATCGCGATACTGGCGTACTTGGTGTATCGCCAGAAGCTGACGCAAAAACAGGTCGTGGGAATCGCCCTCATCGTGGTCGGCATCGCGCTGTCCATGCCGTCACGTTCGAGCACGAGTGCACCGAGCACATTGAACACGGCCGTCACGGCGGCGCCTACTTAAAAGCTTGTGCGCGCTGAGCTGTCATTGTACGTTCATTGTACGTTCATCATGAATCTTGACTCCTACCTGTCGAGCCACGGGTACGGCGATTATGAAGGCAACTGTAGTCAGCTGCGAGACCAGATCAATGATCTGGCGCAGCTGGCGGCATCGCCGTCGGTCAAGAACATCATGGAGATCGGCTTCAACGCCGGCCACTCGACCAACGTATTCTTGTCGGTAAACAGTGAGGCAAAAGTGACCAGTTTCGACATCGGGCAGCACGACTACGTTCACGCTGCGAAAAAGTACATCGATGCCACGTTTCCGAACCGGCACACCCTGATCCTCGGGGACAGCACGGTCACCGTCCCGCAGTTTCAGAATGACGTCAAGTTCGACCTCATCTTCATCGATGGTGGCCACGATTACGAAATCGCCATGGCGGACCTGAAGAACTGCAAGGCGCTCGCGCACGAGGACACGGTCGTCGTTCTGGACGACACCATCTTCGTCGCGGGATGGGAGGCGCCGTGGACGGTCGGGCCCACGCGCGCGTGGCTTGAAATGCTCCAGGAAGGTCAGGTCGAAGAGCACAGTCGCAGGCATTACTGCCACGGACGCGGGCAGGTGGTCGGCGCCTACAAGATGGCGTAGGCTGCCTAGTCCGGACTCAATTGGCCTACGACAGCGTTGCCTTGAGGACCGTAAACTTCAGTACAGGTGCCTCGGTTGCCGTGGCGCTCGCCGTGGGGTTGCGGATGCTGATGGACGCAGCGCCATTCGATGCGACCGCCTGGCACACGTACTGCGCGACGGTACCGCCGACCTGGCTCACGACGACATGGTCGCCGGCCGCGATGTACGAGTTCGTCAGCGTGAACGTCTCCGCCGTGTTGGCGGCCAAGCTGGACGATACCAGCGTAATCTCGCCCGTAAGTTTGTTCAGCGTGACCCCCGTCGTGCGGCTCGTCGCCTGCGTCACCGCGCCGCCCGCCCCGGCGGCGTAGCCAATCTTGCCGCCACTGGAAGCGATGCTCCCGCTGCTGACCACGTTTCCCATCACCGATAGTTTTTCCGTAGGTGCCGTCGTGCCGACACCAACGTATCCCTCGCTCGCCACCACGAACAGGGGGTCGTTAAGTGCGGAAACCATGAACGACAGCGCCCCGTTGTAGTTGATGCTCTGCGTGGTTGCTACGAACGTCAGCTCGCCGATGGTAGCGAAGCCGCGGTCGTTGTTCGTGTTGGAGTTACCGACACGACCGCATACGATGCGGAAGTACGAGTAGGCGGTATTCGTCGCCAGATTGAACGTCTTGGCTGCGGTGCTGGTCCATTCCGTCTCCTGGCTGTCCAGTATGTCCCAGGCACTGCCGTTGCTGGAGCCCACCAGCCACCACTTGGTCACGTTCCGTCGCTCGAGGTAGTAGGACTCTTGGCGAGGCGTAATCGAGTACGACAGCGGGACTACAGACGAAGGCATCTGCACCTGCAGGTACTCGCCCGCCAAGTTCGAGCCGCTCGCCGTCGTCGTAGAGAACGCGCCTTGGTAGGCGCCGGTGGAGGCGTTGTAGTTACCGGAGTCCATCCACCACTGGTCGAAGCCGGTCTGGTCGTCGAACGCGCGGTACGCCGTGGCGGCGCCGCTCGATGCAGTGACGACGTAGGTCCCGTTGCCATACGCGGCACCAGAGACCGTGGTAGTGTTGGTGGTCAGCGCCTGCGGCGGATACGCATTGATCGTGCCCGCCGAGACGATGGCGCTCAGGGAATCGTTCACATGAAACAGGCAGCTCGGCGACGACGTGCCGACGCCGACGTTGCTCCCCAGGATGTAGAGGTTCGACCCGGACGTGGACCACGCGCCCGCGGCGTTCGACACGCTCGTGAGACCACTGCCGTTACCCACGAGGGTCACATTGCTAATTGTAGCGCCGCTGAGGTCGATGACACTGCCCGTGATGGGCGCGATCTTATTGGTCAGGAGGTTGGACATGGTCAAGGCGCCGTCTTGGCCGACGCTCATCGCGGTGGAGCCGAGATAAATGGTGGACCCGGAGAGGTACATGTCCCTCCAGCGGTGCGTCGAGCTCCCGAGGTCAAAGGCTTCGTTGGTGGACGGGACGATCGAGCCCGCACAGGTAAAGGTTTCGCTTGAAGTCCCTCTCAGCACAGGTGCGACCATTGCGATGAGTTAGGTAAGGGGTTATTGGTGTGGGGCCAGCACTCGCTATTTACCTTGCCTAAAAAAAATACAAGACGCATGGCTTCGCATTTTTTACCGCATCCCAATAAAAATCGCATTGATTAGTAGTTCGGTTGTTGCTCAATCAATCGAATTTTTCCGGGGGGAATCACCATGGCGACGAATAATTCAACCATCACAGTGCACCCAACATTGGGGTTTATTGGGATTGGAACGGTGGGTCCTACCTCTGCGCTCGAGGTGCAAAGCACATACACGACATCGAATATGATGACGTGCTATAAGAAGTTCGTTGGGTCTTATCCTCCGGCTGGGAAGTCGTTCTCGGCCATATCGACCAACTCGGCGAGTGTTTCCAGCAATGTTTCGTTTACCATCACGCCGTTCTACCCTCCGGACTACCTGACATCCGTGAGCAACGTCTTTTCAGGTCTCGTCTACGGAAACGGCACCTATCAATCCAGTGCCAGCACAAGCGGAGGGTTGAGCTATGACGCCTGGAAAGCATTCGACTCCGTGGCGGGCGGTGGGTGGAGGCCGAGCGGTGCTACGACCTATCGCAACACGTGCAACGTGAGCTACCCGGCTTTCTACACGAGCACAGTTACGACATCGAACACGAGCGGTAGCAACTTCTGGGGCGAATGGCTGCAGCTGCAGTTCCCCAGCGCTACTGCAATCACGAGCAATACACTGTCGGCGACGACACCTGTGCCGTGGACGTACTTCATCGTCGCTAACAACGGCGCTGACAACACGGCATGGACAACGCTGTACAGCATGTCCAATAACGTTAATGTACAGAATGCCCTATCGAATAACACAACCGCATACACAAAGTACCGCCTGGTGGTGACTCAGCTGAGCAACATTGCGGCGACGACATCGGCAACCCTCGAAGTAAAGGATTGGAAGCTGTTTGCTGCGAGCCAGTCCGTCACAAGCACGCGCACGTACACCAACTATACACCTGCATCGTATTCATCGAGTGCGACTTTCACAACATCGGACGCTCAGTACAACACGGGCACGTACAGCGTCACGATGAGCAACTGGACATACCTGAATGAAAACGCGAGCACCATCAACACAGGCGTTGTGCCCATGAGCATATCAGACACCACTACCTACACGCAAGCGGACCCACAGGGCTTGCTTAATGGTTCTTGGGCGGGTTCTGCATTCACGACCGCGAGCAACGCATTCTTGAGCAACGTAGACACGACCCCTCCAGCCTACGTCTTCGTACAGTACCCAAGTCCCATTAATTACCCCATCACGAAGTACTCCATTACCGCGTCTACGACACCCGCACAAGCGCCGAGCAAGTGGACACTTGAGGGGTCCGTAGATGGCATTGGTTCTTCATGGGTATCCATTGATAGTCAATCCAACATAACCTCGTGGACGTCTGGACAAACGAAGAGCTATACCATCGCGGATTCGAAGTACTACCTCTACCGCTTCACGTTCACGCGCAATAGCAGCGCTTCAGCAGCGCCACTCAGCATGTCACGCATCCTGATGTTCGGTTCGGGCACGTCGACGGTCCCCATGATGAGCTTGACGGTCAACGCACAAACGCCCGCCTACGATGGACACATCTCGTTGTCGAACCAGCAGCTTGGGTCGCTGGTCCTGTCTGGTGGCCTGAACGTTGGGTACTCCAACTCGACAACCAAGGCAACATCGGGAGACCTGCGCGTCGACAAGGACGTCTACCTTGGCGGCAACATCAACTCGGTACTTACCGTGAACTCGAACGGGAAAGTAGGCATAGGTACAACGAACCCTTCCAATACGCTCGCGATTGGAGCGAACGGCGCTGCGTTCCCTACGCCCAGTGGAAACGCCCCTATGTATGCCTGCCGCGCGTGGGTGAGCTTCTCGTCCACGAGCAACGCGACGACCATCCTTGGGTCTGGTAACATCGCATCGGTCACCCGTAACACATTTAGCGATTACACAATCAACTACACGACCCCTATGCCAAGCGCAAATTATGCGGTGACTTCGGGGACAACGACCGGCAACGGAAGGTGGTTGTGGTTATACGATGGGACGTGGAACAATACAGCCGGTGCGGCGACTATCACAACGACATCGAATGTTCGGGTCTTCTATGCAAACTCTGCAGGAACGGCTGGCACCGTGGACGTGCCGCTCGCGAATTTGTCAATATTCGCATAATAATTATGTAAAGAGGAAGTAGGCGAGTGAAATCAATAGTTGTGAAATCATTAGACATATATCATATCATGCAAGTCATCGTGTTTCAAGCACCCGATAACCCAACGCGTGTAGCGATCATGACACCCACCGGAGAGGTGGAGATCGATGAGCTCGTTACTCGCTACATCGACACGAGCAAGCCATACAAGATCATGAGCACGGCCGACTTCCCGCACCAAGATGGTGATTACTCCGAAGCCTGGCAGCTGGTGAACGATGCATTGGTAGTCAACATGGATAATGCGAAGGAAGCGCACCGTAACAAGTTGCGTGTTCAGCGCACGGAAAGGTTCGCGATTTTGGACATCGATTTCATGCGGGCGGTCGAGCAAGCGGACACCGCGAAACAGCAGGAAATCGCTGCGATAAAACAGAAGCTGCGCGATATGCCAGCGCATCCTTCCATCGCTGCCGCGACCACCACGGCGGAGCTGCGGGCGTTGACGATGGATGCGCTGCTCGCGCTGGTTTAATTATGGTACCCCTATATTGTTTTTTGCTGAGTACATAGTAGTACTTGTGGATGTCGCTGAATAGCAACACGCTCGTTGTACACCCAACATTGGGGTATGTTGGCATTGGTACGGCTGTTCCCACGGCGCCGTTGACATTGGGAAGCAGTGCGAGCGCCACGAACATCGTTGCATGCAGCAAGGACTTCGTGGGGTCGTACCCGCCGGCGGCAAAGACGTTTACATTCACTGCTAGCAATTCATCGTCTGTATCGAGCAACGTTTCGTTCACGGTTACACTCTTCTATCCTCCTGATTATTTAACCAGTGCCAGTAACCTCTTTTCGGGTCTTCTCTATGGAAACGGAACATATCAATCCAGTGCCAGCTCATCCCTTGGTGGAGGCTCGCAGCCCTATACCGCGTTCGACTCCGTGACGGGCGGTGGGTGGAAGCCAGCAGGGTCTACGACCTATCGCAACACGTGCAACGTGAGCTACCCCGCTTTTTACACGGGCACGGCCACAACCTCGAACACAAGCGGTAGCAACTTCTGGGGCGAATGGCTGCAGCTGCAGTTCCCCAGCGCTACTGCAATCACGAGCAATACACTGTCGGCGACGACACCTGTGCCGTGGACGTACTTCATCGTCGCTAACAACGGCGCTGACAATACGGCATGGACAACACTGTACAGCATGTCCAATAATGTCAATGTGCAGAATGCCCTATCGAATAACACGACCGCATACACAAAGTACCGGTTAGTGGTGACTCAGCTGAGCAACATTGCCGCGACAACAAACACGGTCCTCGAAGTGAAAGACTGGAAGCTGTTTGCGGAAAATCAGACTATAACAAGCTCGCGCACGTACACGAATTATTCACCGTCATATTCCGCGAGTGCCACAGTTGCAGCATCTGACGCGCTCTACAACACTGGCACCTATACGGTTACCATGAGCAATTACGTGTTGAGCAACATCAATACGACTACGTTGAACTCCAACGTAACACCGATGACTATCAGTGACTCATCAACGTATTCGTATGCGAGCCCAGAAGGTCTACTCAACACGGCATCTGCTACCAATTGGTCAACCATCGGTAACATTTTCACTTCAAACGTCACCGCTTCGCCACCCGCATGCATCACTTTGCAGTACCCATCTCCTCTGAGCGTTCCCATCACGACGTATGCCATCACTGCAACAAGTACGACAGCGCAAGCTCCCAGTGCATGGACCCTCGAAGGCTCAACCAACGGCACGACGTGGACAACCCTGAACACCCAGTCCAACATAACGTCGTGGTCTGCCAGTGAGACGAAGACGTACACCATTAGCACCTCCAGCAACCCATACTATCGCTTCAGTTTCACCCGAAACTGCAGCGCGTCGGCTGCTCCACTGAGTATCGCGCGCATTCTGATGTACGGCACCGCGCGTTCGAGTATTCCGATGATGAACTTGGCGGTCGCTTCGCCGACGATCACCTATGGCAGCCACCTGTCCCTGTCCAACCAACTGCTGGGCACAATGAACATCAGCGGCGGCCTTTGTGTAGGGCTTGGAAATGCGTCGGTGACACCTACGCAGGGAGATCTGCACGTCGAAGGCGACATCCGGTCGCCAGCGCTCACGGGCGCAATCATGTATTTCGCAACATCAAACGCGCCGACCGGATGGATGAAATGTAACGGTGCTGCCGTATCGAGAACAACTTATGCAAAACTGTTTAGTGTAATTGGTACGATTCATGGTGCTGGCGATGGCTCAACCACGTTTACGCTACCTGACTTGCGTGGTGAGTTCTTGCGAGCGTGGGACGACAGTAGAGGAGTGGATTCAGGCAGGTCTTTTGCGAGTGCTCAAACTCATGCAATGGAACAACATTATCACGGCACAGGAAGTAGTGTTACATATAGTGGTGGTGGCGCCGCCGCAATGACTTCTTCTGGCACACAGTTACGAACAGGTGCGTTCGACAGGTATTCAGGCAATATAGTTAGTGCCACCGCTGACGCATTGGAAACCCGTCCTCGTAATATCGCGCTATTGGCATGCATTAAATATTAACTGAACGCAAGTCACATCGTTTTAAAGGCCATTTTTATATATGAGTTATATAAATAGCCAACGACACAAAACTGACTACTGATAAAATGATGCCCCCGACTGTTTACCATCGTCATCCCGTTACGGACGCCTTCGTCGGCACCAGCGTCGCCGACGAAAGCCCGCTCGAGCCAGGAGTGTGGCTCGTCCCCGCCCACGCAACCCTGACGGCTCCGCCGGCGCCGGTCCCCAGTGAAGGCAAGTTCTTCAAGTGGAGCGCCGATCAGGATGCTTGGACGGAGGCGGACGTTGTGGCTGAAGAGAAGCTCCCTGAAACGCCGCGCAATCCATTGGATTTGCTGCGTGAACAGCGCAACCAGATCCTGAACAGCCTGGACTGGGTGGCCATTTGGTACTACACGCGCGGCGAGGCGTTCCCGGCGGAATGGGCTGCTTACTTCCAGGCGCTTCGTGACATGCCAGCAGGCCAGACGCCTGCACTGGATGCGAACGGCGACCTCGACCCCGCGTCGGTGGTTTGGCCACAGCAGCCGCGACTGCCTGGCTCTGCAAACGAAACGCCAGCTGCGCCCTAAAACGGAATTACCAGCGTCTTTTGGTCATCTAATATTTTCTTTTTGCATCTTAGTTACTGACTGAACTGGCTTTTGTTACCAATATTGTCAATGAGCGTAAACTCAAATGCGTTTGTAGTCAACCCGACCACCTGTCGGGTTGGCGTAGGGACAGTTGCTCCCACGACCGCCCTACACATTGAGAATATCGGTAGCAACAGCAACATCCTCTCCTGTTACACGGTCTTCACTGGGTCCTTCCCGCCAGCCGCCGCGACGTACTCGAGCCTGGGAACAACCACGGGATCGACGACAAGCAACTTTGTCATCAACGCATATTACCCACCTGCTCCAATAACGAGTAGCTCCGGAATAAATACATACAGTGGACTGTTGTACGGGAATGGTACTTATACTGTGCTGGAATCGAGCAAAAGCGGAACTGCTTCAGGCACAGGCGCGTGGTTGGCTTTTGACAATAATCAATCAACCTATTGGGTTTCAGGAATAACCCTGGGGACATCCTCTTACAGCAATAGCGGTGGTTATACCGGCATAACGGCTACGTCTAATACGGGCGGAAGCAACACGTTTGGCGAATGGCTGCAGATCACGCTGCCCAACACCATGCGTCTCACGAGCTATAGCCTCACTGCAACGCTCATCACCTCATCGATAGGGTCTCCGCGGTCTTATCGTGTCCATGGCACCAATGGCCTCGTAACAGGCGCATGGACCATTCTCGACGAAGTCGTCAACAATGTCAACACGGGTGCGTACAACCTTGCAGCCAATACGCAGAGCTTCAGCAACTACCGTCTTGTGGTCCAGACCACCACCGGAGGCACGCTGACAGGTACGTCCAGTAACAAGAACTCGGTCGCAATTCATGATTGGAAACTGTACGACAACACGACCACCGTTTCTACGTCGTTGACGACGTACGCGCCGACCACTCTGTCCACAGGAGCGACCATCACGTCCGCTGATGCAGATTATAACACGGGCACGTACTCCGTGGCGCTATCCAACCACACGCATAGCAACATCTATAGCGTGACGATTGATAGTAACGCCGTGCCCATGACGTTGGCTAAGTCTACGACGTACACCCAAGCGGACCCGTCGGGCCTGCTCAATGCAAGCTCGGTTACGAACTGGTCGACCACCAGTGCATTCACATCGAATGCAGATACGTCTCCACCCGCGTACGTCATCTTGACTTACCCCTCCGCAAACCTGTCGAGCATGCCGGTCGCAAAGTATTCCATTACAGCCGCGTCGAGCACGTCCGAGGCACCGCGTAAATGGGAAGTTCATGGTTCGACAAATGGCACGACATGGGTCACGCCCGCTCTTCACAGCGTGTCCAATGTCACCTGGTCCGCAAGCGAGACGAAGACGTATGATTTGCCGACAGCATCCTCCTATCCGTACTATCGCTTCAGTTTCTTCCAGAACAACAGTGCGACCACAGCACCTATTACCATTTCAAGGATGCTCGCGTTCGGATACGGTCGCGATGCAGCCTGCAGCTACACCGTGTCCTCGCGAGAGCTCGCGTCCTATAGTACACACGCGTCGTATCCAACTGGGCAGTACTTCATAAACGCAGACATTCAATCACCAACATTTGCTGGCATGGTGAGCTACTTCGCGCGGTCGACGGCGCCAGCGGGATGGCTGAAGTGCAACGGTGCGGCCATCTCACGAACGACGTATGCAAGGCTCTTCGCAGCAATTGGAACGACGCATGGCGCGGGTAATGGCTCGACAACGTTCAATGTTCCAGACCTGCGCGGCGAGTTCTTGCGTTCATGGGATGATAGCCGCGGAGTTGATAGCGGGCGCGCATTCGGTTCGGCACAAGCGGACGCAGTACTCAATCACACGCATAGCGGTACAACGGCCGCTGCAGGCCGCCATAACCACGCAACAAACATAGCTACTGACAATACGGGAGGATCATTACGGTCATTCGGACAAATGCAGTATGATAACACCGGAATGATTTATACAGACTATGAAGCAGCGCACGCCCACGACTTTACCACCGGCAATCCAGATGCCAATGGCGCATCTGAGAACCGCCCAAGGAATATTGCTCTGCTTGCTTGCATCAAATACTGAATGGGCGCCGTTTCGGTAGCAAATAATTTATTTCTTGAAAGTAGTGACGACCGACTTATTTGACGGGCTTTTGTTACCAATATTGTCAATGAGCGTAAACTCGAACACGCTCATAATTAATCCGACTACAGGCCGGGTTGGCGTAGGAACGGCTATACCCGCGACCGCCCTACACATTGAAAATATTGGTAGCAATAGCAACATTCTCTCCTGTTACACGGTCTTCACGGGGTCATACCCGCCAGCGGCGGTGACATACTCGAACCTAGGAACAACATATACGGGGCTGACGACGAGCAATTTTACACTCAACGCGTACTACCCGCCAAATGCTATGACCAACTCTAACGTGAACTTGACCGGTAATCTCTACGGTAACGGCTGGTACCTCGCGGCCGACTCCAGTAGAAACGGAACCATTCTGGCGACGGGTGCCTATCTGGCATTTGACAATAATACGAGTACCTGTTGGCTATCCGGTGCGACGCTTGGAACCTCTTCCTATAGCAACAACGGGGGTTACTCGGGCACAGCTACAACGTCCAACACGGGCGGAAGCAACACCCTCGGTGAATGGATACAGATAACCATGTCCAACACCATTCGTCTTACAAGCTACACGCTCACTGCGACACTCAGTAACGCTTCAACCGGATATCCAAGGTCTTATCGTGTCCATGGCACTAACGGGCTCGTAACAGGTGCATGGACCATCCTGGACGAAGTCGTGAACAACGTCAATACTGGGGCATACAACCTTGCTGCGAACACGCTGAGCTTCAGCAACTACCGTCTTGTGGTCCAGACGACGACCGGAGGCACGCAAACAGCCTCCCTTTCGAACAAGAACGCGGTGGCGATTCATGACTGGAAGTTGTACGACAATACCACCACCATTTCCACCACGTTGTCCAATTACGCCCCAACGGTCGTGTCCACGGGAGCGACCATTGCGTCCACCGACGCGGACTACAACACGGGCACATACTCTGTGTCACTGTCCAACCACACACATAGTAACATCTACAGCGTAACCATCGATTCCAATGCCGTACCTATGACACTGGTAAGGTCAACGACATACAACCAAGCTGACCCATCGGGGGTACTAGATCTGACCTCGGCATCCGCCTTGTCGACCAACAGCGCGTTCACATCGAACACAGACACGTCACCGCCCGCCTACGTCATATTGAGTTACCCCTCCGCAAACCTGTCTAACATACCGGTATCGAAGTACTCCATCACCGCCTCGTCCAGCACGTCCGAGGCACCGCGTAAATGGGAAGTTCATGGTTCGACAAACGGCTCTACGTGGGTAACGCCCGCTCTTCACAGTGTTTCGAATGTCACCTGGTCGGCAAGCGAGACGAAGACGTATGATTTGCCAACTGCGTCATCCTACCCGTACTATCGCTTCAGTTTCTTCCAGAACAACAGCGCAACCGCAGCACCCGTTACCATTTCGAAGATTCTCGCTTTCGGATATGGTCGTGATGCAGCGTGCAGCTACACCGTGTCCTCGCGAGAGCTTGCGTCCTATGGTACATATGCGTCGTATCCGTCTGGTAAGTACTTCATAAACGCAGACATTCAATCGCCGACGTTTGCCGGCATGGTGAGCTTCTTCGCGCGGTCGACGGCGCCGACGGGATGGCTCAAGTGCAACGGCGCGGCCATCTCGCGAACGACGTACGCAAAGCTGTTCGCTGCGATTGGAACGACGCACGGCGTAGGTAACGGCTCGACTACGTTTAACCTGCCAGATTTGCGAGGTCAGTTCTTGCGAGGGTATGATGACGGTGCAGGGGTTGACGCAGGGCGTGTATTCGGAAGTGCGCAGCAAGATGCTGTGATTAATCATACGCATAGCGGTACAACTGGTAATGCAGGTGCCCATAATCACGCATTTACGGTTTATGCTGCATTAGCTGGAGGCAAATATGCAGATTGGGATGGTGGAGTCAACAACTCGAGTGCAACACGTTATACAGACACTGAACCAGCGCACGCTCACGCATTTACCACAGGTAATCCAAATGCCAATGGCGCCAGTGAAAACCGCCCGGTTAATGTGGCGCTCCTGGCGTGCATCAAGTACTAACTCTTCTTTTTCGGGCTTTTCATGGGCTATTTAAAGAAACCCTAAGCAATGTCATATCCTTAAAACATGTGCTGGACAGGCGCACCCTCCGCCCCAGCACTCGACGACATTGGCGAGTACGAAGCCGTACTCTCCGATATCTCGTCGAAATCCGCAGACACGCGTGCCGCCGCCGAGGCGAAGCTCGACGCGTTCCTCGATCGCGTTCGGGGCCTCGAAGGCAAAAATGAAGACGAAGAAGAAGAACCCAATCATGCGTGGTGCCGCGCCACTGTGGCGTGGCTGCTGGCCAAGCTGGGGGGCGGCGCGAGTGCCGCGGCCCCGCCGTCGTGGCAGCTGCGCGTCTTCGCCTGCCGGGCGTTATCGGCGCTGTGCCAGCGGTTCCCGAGGGTCATATGTGAACAACTGCCGTCCATCGTGCCTGCCCTGACGCCTCTGGTGTGGGAGGCAAAGATTGCGGTGAGTGAGCGCGCTCTCGAGGCACTGGAGCAACTGTACAACACCATCCAAAACAACGACGTTGTCCCTTTCATTCCAACACTGTTCGCAGCACTCAAAGCACCCAAAGAAATCACTGAGACCATTCATAAGCTGTCGTCGATCGTCTTTGTCCAGCAGGTACGCGCGCCGGAGCTGAGCATCTTCGTGCCCCTGCTGATCCGCGGCTTCGCGGAGCGGCACACGGCGACGCAGCGCAAGTGCGCCGTCATCGCCGAGAACATGTGCAAGCTCGTGGACGACCCCGAGGACGTCCGTGTCTTCCTGCCGCAGCTGGCCCCCGCAGTGGACAAGGTCATGCGCGAGGTAGCGGACCCGGAGTGCCGCGGGGTCGTCACGCGCGTTGCGGCGACGCTCAAGTACATGGAGGACGCCGTGCGCGCCGGCGGCGCCGCGGGGGTCGGGGACGAAGACGAGGCCGGCGAGGACCTCTGCGACTGCGAGTTCAGCCTGGCGTACGGCACGCTCATCTTGCTGAACAAGACTCGCCTACGCCTGAAGAAGGGCGGGCGCTACGGCATCTGCGGGAAGAACGGGTGCGGCAAGTCGACGCTGATGCGCGCCATCGCCAACGACCAGGTTAGCGGCTTTCCCACCCGCGACGTGCTGCGGCGCGTGTACGTGGAGCACGACATCAGCGGCAGTGAGGCCGAGACGACCGCGCTCGACTTCATCGCCAACGACCCCGAGGTGTCGCAGCTGTCGTATCATGATGCTCGTGGTTCGGCGACGGCGGCGGAGGCCTTGGCGGCGGTGGGCTTCACGCCGGCGCTGCAGGCGACGCCCGTCGGGGCGCTGTCCGGCGGCTGGAAGATGAAGCTGGCGCTATGTCGCGCGATGCTGCTGAAGCCCGACATCCTGTTGCTCGACGAGCCCACGAACCACTTGGACGTGGCGAACGTGGCGTGGCTGCAGGAGTACTTGGTGCGCGTCGGCGCCGCGGGCGTCACCTGCCTCATCGTGTCCCACGACAGCGGGTTCTTGGACGCGGTCTGCACGCACATCGTGCATTACGACCGCCTGAAGCTGCGGACGTACCGCGGCAACCTGGCGGCCTTCGTGGAGGCGCTCCCAGAGGCAAAGACGTACTACGAGCTGGCGGCGACGCCGGAGGTCTTCAAGCTCGCCGAGCCGGGCTTCCTGGAGGGCGTCAAGACGAAGGACAAGGCCATCGTCAAGATGACGAACGTGACGTTTGCGTATCCGGGCGGGGAGCGGGGCAGTGGACGGACGGTGCTGTCGGGTGTGAGCGCGAGCATCAGCCTCAGCTCCCGCGTCGGCTGCATCGGCGCCAACGGCGCCGGCAAGAGCACGCTCATCAAGCTCCTCACCGGGGAGCTCGAGCCCACGGAGGGGGTCGTGTGGAAGCACCCCAACCTGCGCATTGCCTATGTTGCGCAGCACGCGTTCCACCACATCGAGAAGCACCTGGACATGACGGCGAACGAGTACATTCGCTGGCGCTACGCTACGGGCGAGGACCGCGAGGCGGAAGAGAAGGTGAGCCGCAAGATCAGCGAGGAAGAGCGGCTGCGCCTGGAGGCCAAGTTTTTGGGTGGTGGAGGTGGGGCAGGTGGGGC